TTCTAAATATTTCTCTACTTGCATTAGGAACATCATATGGATATTCTCCTGGTAGATAATCATAATCTATCTCTGCAATAATTTTAAATTCATCTCTTTGTGATTTATGTAATCTTTTATGAACACCAGAAAAGAACTTACTAGAAGCTTCTATTAAAGCCATAGTAGTTCCAACAGGTCCATAGGAGGCAGCATCAGAAACAATTTGTTCTGTACTGTCTGCAAACTTCTGACCAGCAGCAGTTACAAATCCAAGCATACTATATAGAACTGAGGAAGGCTCTTTATATGGGAGAGGAACTATAGCCTTTTGCAAATCTATACCAGTCGCTTCGACCTCCTTGAACTCACCAGGAGCAATAGGTTCGTTATCGCCCACCATTCTTACTCCTTTGGCCTTAAATCCTCCAGGTAAATTAGCAAACTGACCTGCATCTACTAAGCTACGCATAGCTGATGTGGCTGTTAATGTAAGATTACCTAAGAAGTGTATAAGACCTAACCCATAGAAACTAAACCCAGGTACAAATTTGTAATGAACAAAATGCATTCTCTTTTCTTTATTTGCATCTTTGGCTCTATAGTTTCTACGAATACTTAGTACCTGACGAGATTCCTCCTCTACTGTAATAATGTAAGGAGCAAACTCACCTTCTTCACATTCAGGGTCAGGAATGTTAAGATGTACGTGTTGTTCTAGTAATACATATTGTGGGTCACTATCTGCTGTTGGTGATATACCCATAATAGTATTTAATTTTTCTGATAAATTTGTTTGTGATGGATTAGAAGGTGTAGGTAAATTTACATCTGCATATATACCAGCTTCAATATCTCTTTGCATATCTACAGGATTACGATAAATAACGTGTGTATATCTATCTGCCTTCTTTAGATTAGAAGCATAATAAGAAACATAGAATTGGTCAATAGGTACAAACTCTGATACTGGTCTTTCTAGTCCGGCATCATAATATACTTTCTTAATCGCAGAACCTATTAATGGTAGATGAAATAACATTCTTTCAAACTCATCAAAGTATTCTGGCATCTGCTCAGTTATTTGATAGTTCATAAAGTTCTGAACTCTATTAGCTTGTTCTTGTTTTTCTACAGATTGATTTCCTAATATCTGTGCCTTTACTGGGCCACCAGCAGGAAATAATTCTTGTGAAGCTTTTGCTTGAAACTTAACAGCAGATTCAATTAATAGTGGATGCACTGCAGTACATGCACCTTCAAAAGGTTCTGTTGTATCTTCTAGTTTTAATCCTAATAAATCAAATCCTCTTTCAAACATTGAATCCCATTCACCTCTAGAATCTTTGTCTGCTTGAAAATTATCTATAACAGTATTAGCAATATCATTTAACAAACCTTCTTCCATATCTTCTGCAAGATTAGTATAATATTCTTTTGCTGTTACTTCTTCTTCTATTCCTTCTTCACCAAAATTTACTACAACCCCACCATCATCTGCAACTTCAAAAGATACATTCTCATCTTCTGGTACTGTAGCATTTATATTTACTACATTGGTTGATTCTTCTTTTTGTTCGAATGGATTTTTTTCTACTGCCATTATAGTCCCTCTATATAATTATGTACGTAGCCACCTTTTTCAAATTTAAAATCAGCAGCCTTTCCTATTATTGGTTTTTTTGCTAAAACTAATGGTCCCACCTGTATTACTTCTTCTGCATTTAATACTGGTAAACCTGTAGCTCTATCATAAAAATAACTTGCTCGTTGTGGATTATATCCTACTTGTATATAATCAGATTCTCCTTTTTTAATTTGTTCTAATATTTCTGATGCTTTATTATATGCTTCTTCAACTGGAGTATTTTTAAAAGTTCCTTCCATACCTGCAAAAGGACTTTTACTTTTTCCTTGTGCTACTTTCAGTGCCATCTTAATTGGTCTTTGCATATCAGGTGTATGAAAGTCTACATTTTTTAAAACAGCAGTTTGGCCATATCCAATTACTTTTCCTGGCTCTCCTTTAGCTGCTCCTAACTCATGCATAGTAGGAACCCAAGTATCATAATTATCATAAGAGGGAATATCTAATCTATTAGAAATTCTTTTACCATCTAAACTTTCTAAACTAATATCTTTTCCAATAACTTTATTAGTAGCTTTATTTCCAACTATTGCTTGTATTCTTCTGAATGAAGGCACAGTGGGCATTTCTTCAAACATACTAACAGGATTTAGTTTTTTTACTTCTTCATCCCATTTTGTTTTTGTTACTTTACCCTCCTCTACTTGTTTAGCTAATTCTTTTAACTTATCAGGTTGGGCACGTCTTTGTGTTTTTTCTAATTTATATGCATTTTTAAAATTTGTTGATGTATTAGGTACAAAACCATCTGTTCGACCTAGTTTTTTCGTAGTATCAAAAAGACCTAGCTTTTTCCAAAAAGGTAATGCTTTTTTTTGAATATCTTTTATAGCAAATCCTTTTGCATCATCAGAATAATCTGATAACATATTTACTATATATTCTCCAATACCTTTTCCTCTTTCTTTTTTGTCAATTTCTATATTTACTAAATGTTGTATTTTGCTATCACCATCTGGCTTTTGTGCTAAAACAACTTTACCAACTCTTGTAGGTTTATTATTTTTATCTCTCATTAATATTTGATACATTCTTTTACTTTCAGAACCAAAATCTTTACCAATTTCCATTAGTCCTAAAGTTTCATTATCATTAAAATATAATCTAGACTCACCTTTTCCCATAATTCTTTTTTTACTATAATTAAATTTATCTTTTACTAATTTACTTTCATCTACTTTTGACATTCCTGCTTTTACACCTTTTTTTCCTTTGAATAATTTAGTTGCAGCTTTTACACCTAATGCTGCTGGACCAACTACTAAACCTGCTGGGCCAATAAAAGGAGAAGCAGCTAATGCTACATCTGATGCTGTGCCTACACCTTTTAATGCTGCATCACCAATTCTACCTTCTTGAATATCTTTTGATATTGTGGGCTCTAGTTGGGAAGCACCTATCTCTCTAGCTACATCTGAGCCTGATAGTAACTGTGCTCCAAATGTTAATATATCTTTTATTTGTCCATCTGTTAATTCAGGAAGTTCTTGACTACCAATACCTTCTTTTAAAGAACGAATAGGTTCTTTTCTTTCTGGCATTGAGGTGGATAATTGTGTATATAATTCGTTAATTTTATTCATATATACATTATACCACTAAACTCGCCAATATGCAACCCTTTTTTTACTTTTATTTTCTTCTTCCATATATGGGTCATCTGGATGCGTTAATCTCCAGGATTCTTTCATGTAATGTATGGCCATTGTCATTGCGTCAACTTGGTCATCATGAGCCGAGTTTGGAAACTGTAAAATCTCTGTGTATAAATCATCAGACCATTTTTTATTTTTAGGTAGCCATACTCTGCCTGCTTCAATCATTGGTGATGCTGCATACACTCTGGATACTTTATCTTTGTCTGGTATATAATCTTGCACTGGTAATCCAGCTCTACGCATATCTTGTATTAAAGATTGACCAGATGCTTTCTTTTCTATGATACATACATCAGGATTAAATTCATCATAGAGCATTTGTGCTATTCGTCTTAGTTCTGGATATTCATATCTGCCTCGCATGTTTCCTAATAGAATTATATTTGAAACATAATCTTCATATCCATGTTCGTTCTCTTCAAATCTAGAAAAGATACCCCAGGTTTGTATCACACTATAGTCGGCAGTAGTTCTTGTAGAGAAAGCAGTATCATATGTTTGAATAATAAAATCACATGCTGGTGGTTCATCATACTCCCACCACTGTAACCATTTCTTTTTTATTAAACCACCTTCATCAGGTGTTGGGTCCTGCATATATAATGCATTCCAGTACCTTGCACCATTAGAGGCTCTGATTTCTTGTTCATCAATCTTTAATGATTCTTTTGTTTTCCATTCAGGAAAGTAACTACCACCTACAGGTAACTGTAATAACTCGGCACTGGCTTCATCTAGCCATGCAGGTATTCTTACTACTTCCCAAGGTAGGATAGTTGAAAATTCTGATTGTTGTTTTAATAACCATCCACATAAATCATCATAATGATATCTTGTATTAATAATTAAGATAGAACCATTAGGCATAATACGTGTTCTTAGTCCTGCAGGGTACCATTCTTTTACATATCGTCTTCCTGCTTCTGAGTATGAGTCTTCTTCAGACATCACATCATCAAGTATGGCTATGTGTGCTCCTCTTCCTGCGATTTGACTCTTAACTCCGGCTGCATAGTAGCTGCCTCCTTTGTTTGTCTTCCATTTTCCTGCTGCTCTAACGTCTGTCCTAAGAGAAACACCTGTAAATACGTCTTGAAAAGACTTAGTTGATACAATATCTCTAACAGACCTACCGAAATCGCTAGAAAGCTGGTCGCTATGACTGACTGTAAGTATTTCATGTGCTGGATTCCTTCCAATATACCAAGCTGGGAACAATTTAGAACAGATAACAGACTTAGAACTACGTGGAGGCAAGAATACCATCAGCCTTTTTATAGTTCCTTCTTCTAATTGTTTTAATTTCTCTGATATTACTTCTATATGTTTACCCATTTGCCAGTCAGAGACTAGTGTAGGGGCAAATAAACGTACAAATGTAAGGAAATCATGCTTAGAGTAGTGCTTTATAGTGTTGTCCCACTTGTTTTTATAATTAATTACCTCTTCCATAATATTATTATACCATACTTTGATAGAAAAGGCAACTAAAATTATGCCTTTATAGGTTTATATATAATATATATAATATATATAATATATATACTTTATAATTCAAGTAGTATATTAAAATAAATATAATAATAATAATAATTATAATATATTTATAATACTATATAAACTATATAGACTCGGCTTTGTCTATAGACCCTCAGATTTTTGTGCATATGTTTCACCTGCATATATATATATAGAAAAATGCAGATTTTTTGCCTGTACCCCTGTAATATTATATTTATAGTTTCTTAAATCTCAAAAAACTATAGTTAGTTTATGGCCGTCTATAAAAATATATAAGTCTATATAGGTTGGTGCAGTTGTTCTGCTTGTTTGTATAATATATAAAAAGCCCTATAATCTAAGTAGTTCCTCTAGAATTATATAGGCCTCATAGTCTAGGCATTCCGTCAATAAAATGACTAAATAATTATATATGTCAATATGAGTGTCAATATTTTGAGCGCTGCGCTTTGCAATATTATTGCATTTAAT